TCTTTGCTATAATAAGACAGGGAGGTCCCGTTGCCGATGCTCTACAAAAAATTGGAATAACTGCTAACAAAGCAGCTACTATGTCGGATGAAGAAATAGAAGCAGCTCTAAAGAAAGCTGAACTACAAGAAACTGAAGCTGGTAATATGGCAGCGGCAAATGCAAGTTTAAAAGAATTAGGCGAGGCAATTATAGGAATAGTTAGTCCCATTGTTAGCTTGCTTACGCCTGCTATAAAATTTGTTGCTGAAGGGTTTGCAGGTATAGCCAAATGGTTTAATGGTCTAGGAGATACAACTAAACTTTTAGTAAGTGGTATTGCAATAGCAACTGCGGCAATCGCTGCTTGGACCTTAATGACGAACAAATCTACTGCTGCTCAAGGGGCAAGTAGCATAGCTCAACGAGTAGCAGGTGCAGCTGGAGGAGCTGCGGGTGGTGCAGCTGGAGGTGGTGGAGTCTTAGGAGGCTTGTTACAAAATATCGGACCGGGTATTAAAGGAATTATGACAGGCCTAGCACAAGGTCTTGCTCAATTTGCTAACCCTATGATATTAGCAGGAGCTGCTATTTTTGGATCTAGCATAGCTGTAATTATAGCTACTATAGGTGCCGGTATAGCAGCAGCAAGCTGGATTATGGGCAAGGCTTTACCTACTCTTGCAGAAGGAATTGATTCTTTTGCACGTATTGAAGGAGACAGACTGTTAGCTTCTGCAAAAGGAATAGCAGCACTCGGTGGCGCATTGGTTGTGTTTACAGCAGGTAGTGCTATGGCCAGTGTTGGCAATGTATTAGGAAATATAATAGGCGGTATAACCAAGTTCTTCGGCGGTGAGGACATTATTACTAAAATATCTAACATGACTCTAAGGTTAGCACCTATAGCACCAACCCTAGCAATTGTAGGCCCTTCAATAAAGAGCTTAGGATCGGGGTTGTTAGATTTTAGCAGAGCCATAGACGAGCTAGACATAACCAAGGCAGAAAAAGTTAGAGAGTTATTGGCCAAATATAGTGAAACTACAGAACTGGGGAAAACACCGGGTGTTACAGCAGGTGCAACTGCCGAAGCATCTAGTTCTTTAGAACAAGAATCTGTCTTCGAATCATTTCAAACCTTAAATAACACTATGGCCGATATTTTAAAATTTACAAAAGAAACGGCGGAAAATACAAAGAGAACAATGGACGGAGTGAAATCTTTGAACCCAAATTTGTTTCCTAGTTGATTAAATACACTATGTCTTGGAAAAAGTATTTCACCCCTGTAAAGTCTACATCAGGTCAACTGAGCCCGATAAGCGGCGCATTGGCAGGATCGGCTAATCCTGCTCACAGAAATTATTCTAGCTATCTTCCTGATGTCTATTCAGGTCATCCCAATCGTTTGGAACGTTATGGCCAATACGATACTATGGACTCAGACAGTGAAGTTAATGCGGCTTTAGATATTTTAGCTGAATTTTGCAGCCAAACAAATGAAGAAAATGGAACGCCCTTTCAGATATTCTTTAAAGGCGCAGCTACTAATGCAGAAATAACTGTTATTAAAAAATATCTGCAACAATGGACTAAGCTTAATAAATTTCAATTAAGAATTTTTAAAATAGTTCGTAATGCTTTCAAATACGGTGATGTATTCTTTATTAGAGATCCTGAGACCCAAAGTTGGTTATTTGTAGATTCTAGTAAAGTTGATAAAATCATTGTTAACGAAAGTGAAGGAAAAAAACCTGAACAGTATATCATTAGAGATTTTAACCCAAATCTAGAATCTCTAGCAACAACAGCAATTAATCCTAGCAATGTAATAGGTGGAGGCAGTCAATATGCTAGCAACTATGCTGGCAATGTTGGAGGGGCAGGAGGAAGTAGGGGCATGGTTGGGAATTATCCAACTAATGTTTCTGGAAATAGGTTTAGTAGACAAGAAAACCAAATGGCGATTGACGCTCGACATGTCATCCATATTTCAATGAGTGAAGGGCTAGACAATAATTATCCATTTGGGACTAGCCTAATGGAAAGCATTTTTAAAGTATATAAGCAAAAAGAACTACTTGAAGATGCTATTATTATCTATCGTATACAACGTGCTCCAGAACGTCGTGTATTTTATATTGATGTCGGAAATATGCCTAGTCATATTGCTATGAGTTTTGTTGAGCGTGTAAAGAACGAAGTTAATCAACGACGTATACCTAGTGTAACAGGCGGCAGTCAATCAGTTATCGATGCAGGTTACAATCCATTAAGCATTAACGAAGATTATTTTTTCCCACAGACAGCAGAAGGACGAGGTTCCAAGGTAGAAGTTCTACCGGGTGGAACTAATTTGGGAGAGATCGATGACCTCAAATACTTTACCAATAAGTTATTTCGTGCTCTGCGCATACCTTCAAGCTATCTACCAACAGGACCTGATGATGGAGGCAGCAACTTCAATGACGGAAGAGTTGGTACAGCCTATATACAGGAACTTAGATTTAACAAATATTGTGAACGACTACAATCTCTAATGAATGAGCAGTTTGATTCTGAATTTAAGCTTTACCTTAGAAACAATGGCGTTAATGTTGACATGAATTTGTTTGATTTAAAGTTTAACCCTCCGCAAAATTTCGCAAGCTATCGTCAAGCAGAGATGGATACCGCTAGAGTTAACACATTTAATACTATGGTAGCTATTCCGTTTGTTAGTAAAAGATTTGCAATGAAACGATTTTTAGGCATGACTGCAGAAGAAGTAGCAGAAAATGAACGTATGTGGAAAGAAGAAAACATAGATGCAGGGACAGAATTGCCAGCAAGCGCAGAATTAAGAAGTGTAGGAATTACAACTGGTGGAATTAACTCAGACATAAGCAGTATGGCTGGAGCCACCACTCCTCCTGCTCCATCACCAACTGATACAGCAGAACAAGCTGCATCGGAAATAGCACCGGCTCAATAAATACTGATATGATATTGAGAGAATTTATATATTTTGATAAAAAGTCTCCTGCAATGGTAGACGATTCTCGTTATATCTCTGATAACGACGAAACGATCTTAAAACAAGAAGACTTGAGGAAAAGTAGATTAACTTTAAAAATGATCAGTGAATTGAGAAAAGCCGGTGAGGCAAGAGAGCAAGAATACAAAGAAGAAATGGGATTGGTTAGAAAAATGTATGCAGCACCTCCCCCAGAAGCAGCACCTCAGTAGATTTTTTATCAAAAAATATTCGTTAACGGTCAAAAATCTTTCGTTTTAGGCCTATTTTCTATTGAGTTTTTAATCATTTTGTAAATATCCTTACAGCCTTGCCGCTATACACTAAGGAGATCATAGGTCATGACAAAATTTGAACAACTTCTTGACTATATTGTCAATGAAGAGCATGACAAAGCTAACGAGCTTTTTCATGAAATCGTTGTAGAAAAATCTAGAGAAATTTACGAAAATTTAATTGCTGAAGAAGCAGATGAAGAAGAAGTTGATGAAGCTGCCGACGAAGAAGCAGATGAGTCTGTAGACGAAGCAGCAGATGAAGAGATGGACGAGTCAGAAGAAGTAGACGAATCTGCTGACGAGGAAATGGACGAAAGCGAAGACGAAGAAGCCGACGAAAGTATGGATCTAGAAGATTCATATATGATGGACGGCGACGATGACATGGACGCAGCAGATCCAACCGACAAGTTAGGTTTAGAAATCGGTGCAGATGACGACATGGGCGACGAAGAAGGCGGAAGTCCAGAAGAAGATTTAAAGATGAGCATTAAAAACGCCATGGCAGAGCTTCAAGCTGCATTTGATGCTGCTGAAGATATGTCAGGAAACGATATGGGTGACGATGAGTTTGCTGCTAGTGACGATGACGGCGAAGAAGAAACTCCAGAAGACATGATGGGTTTTATGGAAGGTCGTCGCATGACTCGCGAATATGTTGAAAAAGTTGGTAACGATTGGCACCAAGGTAGCAGCATGAAGCAACAGGCTAAGCATGTTGCAGCAGGAACAGGCGATACAGAAGGCGCACCTGTAGAAGGTAAAAGCCCAATCGGAAGTGGTTCTGGAAAGCCCACATCCGGTGCGAACGGTAAAAATCTAGCGCAAGGTCACACTGAGCCAGGATCCCCAACAGGAACTAGCCCAGCAGGGAAAGCAGGTGGATTTTTAAGCGCAGCAAAACAAGATAATGCAGGCAATGGTAATGTTCCTGGTGGCAAAATGGGTGTAAAAAACCTAAAGAAAGTTAGCCAGAACAGCAAAGCTCCTGGCCCAGTAGGAAGCGGCACAGGTGATAAAGCTGGACAGACCAGTGTAGGACAAGCAAAGAGCCCAATTAACGGTGCTCCAGGTCGTGCAAAATAATTAGAGAAGTTGGATGAAATTAACATATCTTAGAGAACACCTTAGTTTTGATCAGGCTCAAGCAGTGCTTGAGTCTGATGACAAGGAAGGTAAAAATCTTTATCTAAAAGGTATAGCTATACAAGGTGGTATTAGAAATGCAAACCAGCGTATCTATCCTGTAGATGAAATTGAAAGAGCAGTTAAAACACTTAATGATCAAATTCAAAGTGGTTATAGCGTTCTAGGAGAAGTTGATCATCCAGATGATCTTAAAGTAAATTTGGACCGTGTCAGCCACATGATAACACAAATGTGGATGGACGGTCCTAATGGTTATGGGAAGATGAAAATTCTTCCTACTCCAATGGGCAACCTAATTCGTACAATGTTAGAGAGCGGTGTAAAACTTGGGGTCAGTTCAAGAGGCAGCGGAAACGTTGATGATTATTCTGGCAAAGTATCCGATTTTGAAATCATTACAGTTGATATAGTAGCCCAGCCAAGCGCCCCAGGTGCTTATCCAACTCCTGTTTACGAGCATTTAATGAATTCAAGAGGTGGGAATAAAGCACTTAGAGTCGCACAAGAAGTTAAAGAAGATCCAAAGGCCCAAAAATATCTTAAGGAAAGTCTCCTTAATATTATCAAAGGTCTAAAATAAGCCCGAGGAGAAAAATAAATGTTGGACGCATTCAAACAATTAGTAGAAAGTGGAGCAATTTCAGAAGATGTAAGTTCTGAATTGCAATCTGCTCTAGCTACTAAGCTTCAAGAGAATCGCGACCAAGTAACCGCTGAACTTCGTGAAGAATTTGCACAGAAGTATAATCATGATAAATCAATTATGGTTGAAGCAATCGACAAGATGTTAAGCGACAGATTGGCCGCAGAAATGGCTGAATTGCATGAGGACAAGAAGGCTCTAGCAGAAGCAAAAGCACAATATCAACAACGTATTAGTGAAGATGCAAAAAAGCTAGAAGGTTTTGTTATCAAGCAACTAGGCAAAGAGCTTGTAGAATTTCAAAGTGATCGTAGGAAAGTAAGCGAGAATTTTGAAAAGTTGGAAAAATTTGTTGTTCATGCTTTAGCTAAAGAAATCAACGAATTTGCTATTGATAAGCGTGATCTAGCCGAAACTAAAGTTCGTCTAATTCGTGATGCAAGAGTTAAATTTGAAGATATAAAATCAAAATTCGTTAGCCAAGGCGCAAAGATGGTTGAAAATGTTGTAACACAGAAACTAACTTCTGAAATTACACAATTGAAAGAAGATATTTCTAGTGCTCGCAACAATGATTTTGGTCGTCGTATCTATGAAGCATTCGCACAAGAGTATTCAAGTTCTTATCTAAATGAAAAATCTGAAACAAGTAAATTGTTAAAGATTATTCAGAAGAAAGATCAAGAGCTTGCAGAAGCACAACAAGCTGTAGCAGAAAAACAGACCATTGCAGAGTCTAAAGAACGTGAATTACGTGTTACTAAAGATTTAATGGAACGTAAGCAAGCTATGAGTGAGTTATTAGCACCGTTAGGTGCTGAAAAGAGGGAGCTGATGCATACACTCCTTGAGTCTATTCAGACAAGGGATCTTGCAAAGGCATATGAAAAATACCTACCAACAGTGATGGAAGGTGAAATTAGGAAGACAGAAAAGAAAGCTGTTCTAACCGAAGGAACCGAAGTAACTGGAAATCGTGAAGCAAAGCCCGAGGTAGGCTTAGACAACATTATAGACATCCGCAAATTAGCGGGTCTAAAATAATTCAAGGAGAAGACATAAAATGTCAAAACTTTTAAACGAAAGATGGTCAGAGACCAAAGACGCTCTGCTTGAAGGCCTACAAGGTAACCGTCGTCAATCCATGTCAGTAGTATTGGAAAACACACGTAAATACTTGGCAGAAGCCGCAACAGCAGGTGCAACAAGCGCTGGTAACATTGCTACACTAAATCGTGTAATTCTACCAGTTATCCGTCGTGTTATGCCGACTGTTATTGCTAACGAGATCGTTGGTGTTCAGCCAATGACAGGTCCAGTTGGTCAAATTCATACTCTACGTGTTCGTTACGCTGATAGTGGTGACGGCGTTGTAGCAGGTGAAGAAGCACTAAGCCCATTCAAGATTGCTGCTGCTTATTCTGGTAATAACTCAGATGCAAGTCCTAAGGCTGCTGTAACAAGTCAGCTAGAAGGTGCACCAGGTAAGCGTATGAGCATTCAAATCTTGAAGACACCAGTTGAAGCAAAGAGCCGCAAGCTAAGTGCTCGCTGGACATTTGAGGCTGCTCAAGATGCACAAGCGCAACAAGGTATCGACATTGAGGCAGAAATCATGGCCGCTCTAGCTCAAGAAATTACAGCTGAGATCGATCAAGAAATCCTAGCTTCACTACGTGGCCTTGCTAGTGTTGAGGAGACATATGACCAGTCATTAGTTTCTGGTACAGCAACATTTGTAGGTGACGAGCATGCCGCTCTAGCTATTCAGATCAACCGTGTAAGCAACTTAATTGCTCAGCGTACACGTCGTGGTTCTGCTAACTGGGCAGTTGTTTCTAACCAGGCTCTAACAATTCTACAGAGCGCAACAACTTCTGCATTCGCAAGAACAACAGAAGGCACATTCGAGGCTCCAACAAACACCAAGTTTGTCGGAACACTAAATGGCGCAATGCGTGTTTATGTAGATGCATACATGAGCGATACAAATGACAACAACCAAGTTCTAGTTGGTTATAAGGGTTCAAGCGAAGCTGATGCTGCTGCTTTCTATTGCCCATATATTCCTCTAATGAGTTCTGGTGTTGTTCTAGATCCAGCAACATTTGAACCAGTAGTTGGTTTCTTAACACGTTACGGTTATGTAGAACTAAGCAACACAGCAAGTTCTCTAGGTAACGCTGCTGACTACTTAGGTAAAGTTGCAATTACATCTGCTAATGTAAGCTTCAAGTAATAGAGTTTATATACAGATATACTTTAAGCCCGCATAAAGCGGGCTTTTTGTTAAATATAATGTCTTTATGATTTATGCGGCACCCACCGCGTAGGGCATAGAACGCTCATAAAGGAGAAACAAATGGGACGTCCATTAAAAAAGAAATTCTTTAGCGCAAACGCTAATAATAATATTAAGGTTCAATTCCACAACGGAACATCAAGTGTAGCAGGATACATTGTTAAGCAAGTCGGTGCTCGTAGATTTAAGTGCAGTGACGGAACAACTCAAAAAATTTGTAAATTAGTCAATAAGGCTTCTGCTGCTATTGCTGCTGGTGAAATGACTATCACCGTCAAGCAAGATGATACTACAGTGGATCAAGTATTAAAGATTTCTGGTAGAATGTTAACCACCGTTAGTTCAGGCGGATTAACCATTCGTAGACCATGGAATTTCAGCACATCTACAAGTGATGGTTATGTTCAAGTTGAAGAAGCTGGAACATCAACATCGGCTGTTACAACCGCTACAGGTGCAACTAACCTTGAAGGTGATGCTCAGTAAAGTTAAATCTTTACATGAAAGGGGGCCCAGCCCCCTTTTTTATTTCAGGTAAATACGGTATGACTTCTAATTGGGCCCTTCCTAGATCTGTTAATCAATACTCTGACCCGGACGCAGAAAATATTCATGTGTCCTGGATTGAAGAACGACAATTTGCTGCTATTAAAAATAAAGATGGAAGTTCGATAAAAACTTCAAGAGATCTACTTCATATAGCTAGAGATCCTAGAAATGATATTTTAGAAAAAACATATTATCTCAGATGCACAAATTTTGATTTTGTAAATTTACCTAATCTTATATCAGGAATAGAGATAAAACTATCAATGAATAGGTTTGGAAGAATAACTGACGATACTATTCAACTCACTCTTAACGATAATTTAATCGGCGAAAATCAGGCTACATTAGATTTAAATCCTATAAAGATATACGGAAGCACTACTGATCTTTTAGGGACAAATATTTCTTTATCCGACCTACAGAATTCTACGTTCGGAATAGTTCTTAGATTTAAAAGTCACCCAAATTGGCCACATAAATCTAGTGCTTTAGTTGACGCTGTTGAAATAAGAATTCATTAAAAAATAAATACATTGAGGAATAATTAGATGCCAACCAATGTACTAAATTTACCAGGTAATTACAAAATTGTTGCCCAAGACGGTTATATTATTGTTGATGCAACTGGGTCACCTACTCAAGGGTATATTCTTAATAAGGCCGGAACTTTTATTGCAAATACGGCAAATACTTTTATTTCAAATGTAGCCAGCGGCGCTTATATTTTTAACGAAGCTGGATCATATATTTCAAATAAATCTAGCGATTATATAAAAAATGACGCTGGGGCATATATTCAAAATCTTGCTTCTACAAATATTACTAATGAAACTACCAACGGATATATTAAAAATGATGCAGGTTCATACGTTGAGAATGTAGCAGCAGATTATATAAAAAATGATTCTTCTGGATATATAACTAATCTTGTTTCTAGCTATGTAACCTACGAAATTGGTGATTACCTTGATGTTGATGCAAGTGGTTATATAAAACTAGTATCTGGAGATTATGTTGAGTTAGAAGGCGGAAACATAAGATTAAAAGCTACTTCCGACTATATAAGAAATATAGCATCTACTTATATCGAATTTGACACTCCTGAAACACGACTAGGGGCTTCGGAAAATCAAGATATTAAACCTGTAGGTAGGTTTAGTGACGATGTAGTTCCTAAAGCAGCAGGACAATATAACTTAGGATTAGAAACTAATACCTGGAACGAATTGTTTGTAGAAAAGGGTAAAGTCTTAAGTGAAGATAATGTAAACAATCCCTATAATAGGCCTTATAATCCAGGTGACATTTATGGGACGCAACTACAGAGAGAAGCTGGATCCTTATACGTAGCTGGCGGCGTCGGTATTGAAAAAGACCTTAATGTTGGCGGATTCATTTACGGTAGAATTGAAACTGCTACAACAAGTCTAAGTATTAATGTAACATCTACTAATATAGATCAAATCTTCTACCCTACCATTGCCCTAAATACTGGCAATCAATTTTTATTCATTGATTCTACAGGAACAGGTGGAGGTTTTAATTATAATCCCGCCTACGGAAAATTAACAACAGAAAGAGCTAGAGTTCTTTCTACCGATTCATCGACTTCAACTGTTACAGGTGCTTTTACAGTAACAGGCGGTGTTGGTATAGGTGGCGATGTTTATATTGGCGGTAACATAACGCCTGCTACTGCTGATTCTCAGTCTATCGGCGCTGAAACTTTTGAGTGGGCAGAAGGATATATTAACGACCTATATTCAAAGTTTATTGGTAGCACCAGTAGCAACCTAACTGTAGCCCCAGGTGGAGGACAAACTGACATCTTCGGTGACATAAGAGTAAGAGGGACCAATCCGATAGGAACAGCACCTATCGTAAGAAATACTCTTTATGTAACTATGGACGGAAATGATACCAATGATGGTAGAGCCATGGATTCTAGTCGTGCATGTAGAACCATAGGTGGAGCACTTAATAGTCCTTACTATCAAGAAGGCACGCAGATTTTAGTTAGTGCAGGGCACTATTTAGAAGATAACCCATTAGTAATGAAACGCTATACCAGTATTAGGGGTAGCGATATTAGAACAACCTTTATTGAGCCGATCAATAAAACTCAAGATCTTTTCCATATGAATAGTGGATGTTATCTAAATTATATGACATTCCTTAATGGAAGAAGTGGATTGTTAGAAGGTCCATACGAAAGAGGATTTAATAGAGGTGCTTACGCAACAGCATTTCCTCCTTTAATTAACGGAGAACAAATTGTTCTCAACCAATCACCGTATGTGCAGAATTGCACAAATCAAAGTGGTCCATGGTTAAAGGACGGAACACTGTTCATACCAAACCAGACTGTTCAAGTTCCAAGTGCAGTAGGAACAGGAACATGGTCTGCAAACACAACTACTATCGATGTTCGTTTAAACACCGGAACAGTAAGCATTGGCATGAGTATAAATGCAGGAGCTCAAAATCCTGGATTCTTCAATGCTAGAACATTAATGCTGGCTAATAAAGATTTTATTAAAGAACAAGTCGTAACCTACGTAGACCAGACCTTTAATAGCGGTAATTTTAATTACGATCGTGTAAAATGTGCAAGAGATACTGGCTTAATTATAGATAGCATTGCTACCGACCTACTACAAAATAGCGAAAGTGAAAGCATTTTTGCAGGACTCCAATATTGGAGACAAACTGGTTATGTTGACGCCATTGGCGGACAAATAACAACAACTACAAATGCTATTACATTTTTACAAACAGAAGCATTTAATACACTTGCTACACTAGGATTAAGCACAGGCGCAGTAATTGTTAGTTCGAGATTTGCAGACATTTTAAGTGTGCTAAATTCAGGAACGACCTATCCTGCAAACCTAGCGAACGGGCAATTTTCTGAGTGGGTAACAAATAGTATTCAATCTAATTATACAGCTACAACTAGTTCTTTCTTGTTATCAGCTTATTCTACATTACAATCATATAAGTCAACTTTAACCAATGCGACTATTAACTATATCCAAACAAATAATCCTGGATTTAGTTTTAATACTGCAACTTGCATTAGAGATATTGGGTATATCATTGACAGTGTATCTTATGACTTAACTCATGGCGGTAACAAGCAAAGTATTAAATCTGGTGTTTATTATTTTGGTTACGGAACAAACACTTCTGAAGTTGCAGGAGAAATTCCTCAAGTTCAATCAGCTTACAAATTTTTAAAATCTATTATTAGTGATGTCGTTCAAGGCGTTCCTAGAGTAACTCTATACCAAACCACAGCTTCACAAACTATTGTTGGATTCAACAAGGCCACAGTTCATGAAGCAGAAGCCTTAAGTGATAAAATTGACATTATAACTAACATAATTAGAAATGGCCCAGACGACTACCAGCCAGTAGGCAAACGTGTTCCAATTAATCTTACTACTAATACAACTACTGGTGTGTTGAATGCCTATGAATTGTTGCTAAAAAATAGAGACTTTATTGTAAAAGAAACTATTGCCTATATCAATACAACCTCTAACTATTTTGAATATAATAGAGAAAAATGTCGTAGAGATGTTGGAATATTAGTAGAAAACCTAAGTTACGACGCAGCATTTGGTGGAAATCAAAAAGCCGTTGAAAGTGGCCTTGCTTATTACGATGGGGTAATTAGTAAAATTGCAGGACAAGAAGTTCAAACCATCGCAGCAATAGATTATCTCAACGCTCTTGCACAGAAGGTTATAACAAATACAGTAGCTCCTGACTTGTTAAGTGGAACAGGAACTTATGCACAGGTAATTAACACCGCACTAGTAGGTGGCACTGTTGCTAGCGATACATTTGACAATTTAATAAACATTGTTACTACAATCATCGACAACGGGCCCGATGCTGCTCCAACAATATATACCAGTCCCGGACCAGACAGTGCATTTATTTCTGCTGAAACATTAATTCAAGCTAATAGAACATTTATTCAACAAGAAACAATTAGCTACATTAATAACGTAATAATTCCTTTAACTCATCCTGGATATTTCCCTTATAGTGAAATAAAGTGCAGACGTGATACTGCTCTTGTTATTGATGCCATAGCACAAGATTTATTGTATCCCACTGCCGACCACAGTCAATCAACATTTGCTGGATTACAATATTGGAAACAAAGTGACTACGTTGGAGATATTAAAAATCAATTAAATCCAACTGTCGATGCTATTGAATATCTAAAAGAAACTGCTGTTAAGATTATTCAAAATATTACACCAGCAGATGACCTCGTTGCTCGCTACCATGTAGGAGCACCATTGCAAGACACATCAACATATCAAACAGCAAGTTCAGAAGAGGTTGCCTTAATTCAAGAGAATTTTGACACAATCATTTCTATTGTAGGTGGAAATAAATTAGGATGGACCGATAGAATCGTTCCAAACGGAACACCTAGCACTTTAAGAAGCAGACTAAATGCTTACAATTTGTTACAGGCTAACAAAGCATATTTAGGTTATGAAGTAACTGCTTATGTAGATACAACGAATCCTGGATTTAATTACGATCGTGCAAAGTGCAGAAGAGATGTTGGTTATATGGTGGATGCTATTGCGTTTGATCTTCTTCACGGCGGCAATAGGCAGGCTATTCAAAACGGTTTATATTATTACGGATTTAGCGCAACTAGCACTAACATTTATAATGAGACAACACAGACAGTTGCGGCATTTAATACATTATCTTATATTGTAAGTCAAATTATACAAGGTATTCCTGTAACACCTAGACAAAAGCGTGTTAAGCAGGTATTCACATCTACAACTGCAACATCAATTGAAGCTTCTGCAATTTCCGTTAGTATTTCTACTATTACAAGTATTATCCTTAACGGTCCAAATGTAGCGGCTCCGCCGAGTGCTATTTCATTAACTGCTTCAACCTCAACAGCAGTTAATAATGCATACGATCTGATCTATAAGAACAAGGCGTTTATCATAGAAGAGGTTATTGATTTTGTAGATAATACATTTAATCCAGGTGCATTTAATTATGACGAATCTAAGTGTTTTAGAGATGTTGGATTAATTCTTGATGCTGTTACTCAAGATATTGTTTTAGGAGGAAATAGCAAGAGCATTGAAGCGGGATTAAGTTATTGGAGTGCTGGCTATAATGCTGTAGGCGATCAACTATCAACAACTACTATGGCAATAAATCATGTAAGAGATATTGCCTTAAAAGTAGCTGCAAATGTTGTAGTAACCGCTACTACTGGAACAGTATTAACACAAACTATAAATCCTTTCTTCCAATATGGTGAGGAGTATGGACCTCAGGAAGCTATTGCTAGAAACTTCAAGATAATAACAGACATTCTAAACAAAGGTCCAGAATATGCGCCTCCTGTTTATGCAGGTGGCGGACTGTTTACCTTAGCAGGTGTTAACGGTGCAGATGTTAAGATCGCTCCAAAGATAACAAGTGTTGAATCACTAAACACTCTAACTAATACATTTAGACTAGGATTAAGCACAGCGACTATAGGCTTTGGTATCAACTCAACATTATATATAGGTGAAACTTTAGTTTTCCCATATAGAGATTATCAAGTCGATGCTAAGAGCTACGAGCTTGCTGGAAATACCGGAACATGGGCCTTAAGAAAAGTGGACCAAGTTGGTGCTATGGGAGGAAGCCTAGTAGACGGAGCAAGCGTTAGTGAGAAGAGCCCAATTCAATCTTTTGTTTATGACGCATTTACTCAAGTCAACCAAGGTGGACGTGGAATCCACATTATCAATGACGGCTATGCACAGCTAGTTTCCGTGTTTACAATTTTCTGTTCTACCTCAGTCGAAGTAGATGGCGGCGGAATTGCTTCTATTACAAACTCTAATGCTAACTTTGGGAACTTATGTTTAGTATCAAAGGGTTATGGTAAGCGTAAATTCACTGGACATGTTTATAATCCAGGCTATAAAGCATATCCAGAGAGCCCTAATATTCCAGGCAGCGAATATCTAAACCAATACTATCCAACAGGATTTTGGCCCAATGACGGTAAGGTAATGGTATTCCTACCAGACCTAGAAGATAGACCACATATTTCGTTAGTCATGGAAGTTGTTCCACCGGACTATGTAAGAGATTATACAGGATCTTTAGTTCCCCAAGTTAATGAACAAGGATTTCCTGGGTTTTTAAATTCTAACCCTACAACTAGCACACTTAATACAGGTAGTATTATTATAAGTGGAATAGACACTGACGGTATTGCTATAGGAAATGCTGTTTATGCTAGGGATCAATATGGATTTACCACAAGCACTATTCAAGATTCTAGTGGCAATTTTATTCAATATGTCCAACCTGGAACTATTGTAACTGATGTAGGATATCAAACAGTTACACTAAACAAACCATTAGGTTCTGGGGGTGCTGATCCTACAAATACAGATACAAGTATTAACACAAATTACTTTGATTTATATTTCTGCGGTAATGCTTATTACACAGTTCTAAGCAGCGAAGTTGGTAGATTACCGCAATACAATAGAGATAACATTGCTATTCCTGATAATGTTAATATTCTTTCAGAAGATGCTCTTGGTCTACCGCAGCAAATAGATTCGCATGCCAACGCAATGCGTCATTTGAATAGCTTAACAAATAAAGTAATTTCTAATACTGTTATTAATGCTATTCAAACAGGCACAAATACTAGCACACAATTTGTTAATCTGTTAGTAAGTGGCGGAAGTTCAGCAGGAACATTTATTGATCTAAGATTTAAAGACTTAATTACAATTATTACCGCTACAAACCTAACTGCTGCTGAAGCAGTTGTGAAACCTGCTCAGAGAACCACATCAGGTCCTGCTGTGCAAGGTGCTGGAGCAGCAGTTTCATTGATTACAGCAAATATAGATTTCTTAGCCGATGAGATAGCTGCTTATGTAGCCTACTATAATTGGGGTCCTGGCGGAACAACTCCGTTAGCAACCTACAGTGATCCTGAAAAAGAACAAATTAGTGTTAAATGCAGGAGAGATACAAAGATAATTCTACAAAGATTAATCTATGATATTGAATCTGGTGGAAGATATAACATGGTGATGTCTGGATTGAGCTACTGGAGGAGATCTGGAAGCTATCATATCGTTCAACTTGGTGAAACAGTAACTAGAACTGATTTATTCCCAGACGGTGCAACAGTTAACTTCTATCAACGTAGTTATATTAGTGCATCTGGATACTTATTTGAGTATGTAGGTGCAGGAGTTGACTATGGTGCTTTACCACAAAGAGGTGTAGCTGATCCAAAACAAGGACAAGAAGTTGTTCAATTAAATAGCGGTAAGGTATTCTTTACTTCTACAGATCAAAACGGTGACTTCAGAATTGGTCCAGGATTAATTATCAGTCAAGCAACAGGGGTCTTAAGCGGAAGAACATTTACTAGATCCTTATTTGCAAACATGACACCATTTATTTTAGCAATTGAATTTGGCGGAGCTTAAAAGGAAAATTTATGGCCACAATACCATTAAATTCGTTTAAAACAAAAACGGCAATATTAACATCATCAACAACCTATTATGGCTCTGTTCCTGGAACTACAAGCACAGTATACACAGCACCGATCGGTGTAACAAGTATTATACTAATGGCGCAAGTAGCTAACTTATCAACAACTACGCAATATGTCAGCTTTGTTCATCACAGAAATAGACCTATTTTAGCTGATGCACAAGGTAATGGCGCTCAATCTGCAAATACAGACAGCTTTTTAGTAAAAGAATTTCCTGTGCCTAACGGTGATGCTGCAAATATTCTTGGAGGTAAATTAGTTATTGAAAGTTTAGATAGTATAAGAGCTTTTTCATATAGTTCAGGAACAGTTCAACTAGTGTTGAGTATTTTAGAAACTGCAAATAACTAACAGAGAACAATATGCCTAAACTTCTTAGCGGATCAACACTTAGACGAGGAGGAAGTGGAAACTTTATAGACCTTGCAGGCGCACAGCCGCAACTTCCTGCAACAGAAACCACTCTAACTGGATTCACATTAGTAACTGACGGGGTTCTAAATACCAACTACAAATCTAGCCTAGGTTTTATAGAATTTACAACTTCTAGTATGTATAGTGCTTTACCTCAGGGCACAATTCGTATATTAGCAACAGGAACAACATTTTTATCTACCTCAACATCAACAGGTAATTTAGTAGTCCAAGGCGGAGTTGGCATAGGCGGGAACATGTATGTCAATGAAGATATTGTTGTAAACGGTTTAACATTAGGCACAGGCTATGAAGGGAAAAATAACCTAGTTTTTAGAGGAATAGCAAACACTAATACTAATGTTTTTGAGGACGGCGAAAATAATATCGCTATTGGCTACGATGTATTAACAGGTATTATTACTGCTGATAAAGTTATTGCAATCGGGAGAAAAGCACTAAGCTCAGGAACAAATATTAGTAATTCGATTGCAATAGGCGATAGTGCTCTTAGTCAAATGGGCACACAAAATTATCCTCCTCTTGCCAATATCACTAATATTACACTAGGATCAAGTAAAGTAATTTCAAATATTTCTTCAGCCAGTCCTGCGGTAGTTTCGTCATTTCTACATGGATTAACCTCAGGAACGCAAATTTTAATTACAGATGTTAACGGTTTAAGCACCGCATCGGGAGGTCCTAGCGAAGTTAATAATGTTTCGCTATGGATAGATAATATTACATTAAACACTTTTGCTTTATATTCAAATAAAGAAAGAACAATTCCTTTTAGCGGTTCTACTACTACCTATAATGGATCCATTGTAACTTTAACAAACTATGTTAGCAGCGGAACAATATTAAGTCCTGTTCGAGTAACAGCACCTTCTCATAATATTTCTACAGGAACAAGAATTTACATAGATGGTATTGTAGGAACCACTCAATTAAATCAACGATATTTTTACATCGATGCTTTAACTGCAAATACATTATCGTTATACAATAATAGCATTTTAGAAACACCCGAAACTGGAGTTGGTTATACAGCTTATTCAAGTAGCGGAACTGTTTATCTATATGTAGTTAATGATAATAATATTGCTCTAGGAATGAATGCAGCACCAGTCTTGAGAAACGGTGATAGTAACTTTTTCTTTGGAAATAACCTTGTTACAAC